TCATTTTTGTCTACTATTTGTTCCTTTAACTCCTGATTTTCCTTCAATAACTCTTCATTTTTCTTTAATAAATTATTAAAATTATCTATGCTATATGTTTTTGAATGAATAATATCTTTAATATGTTTAGATAATTTGTCAATAGTAAAATTAGTATCATCATATGCAATAATCTCAGTTTTATTTTTTCCATTTATTTCTAGTGAACGTATTTGTCTTTTTATTTTTGGGTATGTTTTAATAAGATTTTCTATCTCTACTTTATTTTGAACACGAAACGCGTCAACTAAAATAAAATTATTATATTTTTTACGATGATCTAATATTCTTGTTGCTAGGTCGTTTGTATGTCCAAATTTAATTAGTTTCTCTCCAGATTCATTTGTATTATCAATTGTTCCAAAGTAGATACATTCTGTATTTAATGGAAATTGAATAATCGTGGCTTGTTCTACAGCTTTTTGTTTTTCTTTTTTTGAACTTTGTTTTATTTCCAAAATAATATTTTCTTTTTGCTCCAATTGAAGTCTTAATTCATCAGTTTCTTCTTCTACAATTTGATGTAAAACGTCTTCCATTTTCATATAATATTCGTGGATTTCTGATGCCTTTTTGGTTTGAGCTTTCAAACATAGTGATTTGAAACATTTTATTGTTAATAAAATTTTTTTAATGTTTTGTCCACCATTTTGTTTGTTCAATTTAAATTCTTCAAAACCCGCTGTTCCAAATTGATAAGCGGTTTTGTAATCTATATCGAGTTTAAAATGTTTTTCTAACACTCTTTCAGAATTTTGTTTAGTAGAAAATCCTAACCATTTCCATATATCATCTAAATCAACTACAAAATCTATATTTTTATCATAATTTAAGTAGCAATAAAAACTACTTACAAATAATTGTTGTTCAAAACCAGTAAAATTATCCTTAATTTTATTTATTAATTTGTTATTATAAGCCTTTGACAGTTTAGAGATCGGATTTTTCTCTATGAATTCTACAATATTTAGTTCTTGCATCTTATTATAAATAGTATAGTAGGATACTCTTTAAGTAGTTATAACCGTTTATATATTTTGAAAGCGGTTTTATAATAAGCGGTTCTACCATTTGCTCTTTTTAACTGCTATTTTTGGTCCCTGACCACGTTTCTTCACGTTATTAGGGTCGTATTGCTCCTCATCGTCGTCATCATTTATTTGTTTTGATAATTCCCAGAACTCTTTTGAACCTAATCTGAAATCATTATGTGAATCCGCTTTATACCAAAATACCTGGTCCTGTAATTTGTTTGACTTTGAGTTGTTATTTATCACTAGACACTCATAATTTTCAGTGCATTGGTCCATCACCTGACAAAATGATTCAAATGTCGGAAACATACCCGCATAATTTTCATAAATACGCTTTCTATTTGCGATATAAGGTTCTCTCAAAATGAAGACGTAATCAATGTTAGTTCTAAGCGTTGGAGGGACACCTAAAGGATATTGCATTGTGATGACTAACATGACCTTCCAATGACGTCCATTCATAAATAGAAGTCGCATCATCTTATCACGCGCCCACGTATTGTCGTATAAACAATCATCTAAAATTACGAATGTTCTAGGGTCAATAGTGCTACGTTTAAATTGTTCCATTTCTTTTTTTATTTGCTTTAATACACCACGTTGTCGCTTTAAGATGTTTTCAATAATTGCAGTATTATATTCATTATGTATAAACAATTTTGGCACCAACTTGCCATAAAAACCGTTACCTTCTTCTGTTCCGGAAATAACGGTTCCGATAGGAATGTCCTGATGATAATAAAGTAAATCTCTTACTAAATACGATTTACCTGTGTCACGACGACCAATTAATACAATTACTGGACCTTTAGACTCATTTGGTTTAAAACTAATGTTTTTCATATCAAATCTTTTTAATTCTAGATTCATTTTATTATACTACATATAAAAATATTATAATTAGTTTAAACGTAAATATTGCCCTTTCCTAAAATATTAAGGATTATTTATAGCTTTGTAAAAATAATAAGTTAAATATAATTATAATTTATATTTTAATTAGCTAATGACAATTTCTGTAAACTACCAGAAAAGAAAGAACAACAATCTGTTCACTAAGTTCCAAACTAACAAAAATATTAATCTAATGAATGTTCAAAATTATATTCCTATTTACGATAGATTTTTTTCATTGAACAATACCAATTGGAATTCTATTAATCTAAATCACTATTGGGCCATTGCAGATATTAAGGATAATAAGATTAAGGATGATGAAGAACATATTTTTACATGTAAACTTAAAAATATTTCAGACGATGATGACCTATCCACTAATCAAAAAGTTTTCATTAAAATGGCTCCTCTATTGGACCCATTCAAATATGTTGTAGGTAAATATAATCATAATGACCCTGAACTATTTAATATGCCATCATTTGATAAAACTGTTAAAGTTCATCCAAAAATTAGCGACCCTAACAATTCTTCTTTTATTGATGGGTTTTTCTCATTCTTAACTAGTAAAATTTTACACGAACATCAATTTATTCACGGTCTCGATTATTATGGCTCTTTTTTGGCTGTTAAAAATGATTATAAACTTAACATTATAGATGATATCGATTATCTAATCCAATCTGAATTTTTTATAAAACAAAAAAATATTTTATTCAAAGTTGAAGATTATTCGCATTTAATTACACCTGATGAGAAAAAACCATTACAACCCTTGAAAATTTCATCCAGTTTAAAGTCTATTATGTCTGTTAATTCTATTGATGATACTATGTTTGAGAATATTTTCGATAAATCATTTATTTCTCCTTCTGAACATCTCTCGCTTGATGATGTTAAAACAATGGGCGTCGACTTGGTGGATATCACTAATTCAAATGATTTTGATGTAACTAATCAAAAAAAATCAGAAACTCTTAAATCCGGATCAACTTGTTCATCTAGAACATCCCATACAAACGATAATGATTTAAGTGAAGACGATGAAACTAAAGATGATGAAACTAAAGATAATGAACATTGTGAGAGTATTGTTAGCAAAAGTTCTAATTCTGAATTTAATAACGCAGATGATAATGCAGATGATAATGAGAAATGGGAAGATGAATCAAGTGAAACTAATATTGAAGAAGAAACTTTAATTCTTACTTTTCCAAAATTTCCAGTTCAAGTTATATGTATGGAAAAATGTGAAAATACATTAGATGACTTGATTATGAATAATGAATTATCTGACGATGAATGGTTTTCAGCATTAATGCAAATCATTATGATTCTTATCACTTATCAAAAAATGTTTTCCTTTACACATAATGACCTCCATACTAACAATATTATGTATATTCCTACTAACAGAAAATTCCTCTACTATACTTATAAAAAAAAGACATACAAAGTTCCTACTTTTGGTAAAATTTATAAAATCATTGATTTTGGTCGTGCTATATACAAATTAAATGGTAAGGTTTTTTGCAGTGATAGTTTTCAAACTGGTGGAGATGCCGCTACACAATATAATACCGAACCTTATTTTAATGAAAAGAAGCCCCGCTTAGACCCTAACTTTAGCTTTGATTTGTGTCGGCTTGCATGTTCTATTTTTGATTATCTTGTTGATGATTTTGATATGATTAAGAATATTAATGACTGTTCTCCATTAGTTCAACTTATTGTTGAATGGTGCATTGATGATAATGGTGTAAATGTTTTATACAAAAATAACGGCGTTGAGAGATATCCTGATTTCAAGTTATATAAAATGATAGCGCGTTATGTGCATAAACATACACCTGTAGCTCAACTAGAACGCAAAGAGTTTTGCAAATTTATTATACCTAATAAAAATATTCCAAAAGCGGAACCAATAATTAATATTGATGAATTACCGTGTTATTTCTAAAATTTTAATTTAGATGATTATTATAAAAATTAATAAAAAATATTATTATATAATAATATAATAATATGGACAAATATGGTTTTATCATTACAAGACACGTTAACTCAGAAATTACAAACAGATATTGGAACCAAAACGTTAAACTTATAAGAACGTTTTATCCATTGAGACAAATAATAATTATTGATGACAACAGTAAACCAGAATTTGTTAAAGCAGACCATCAATACAAAAACTTAACTGTAATACAATCCGAATATCCTGGACGAGGCGAGCTTTTACCATACATTTATTACTTAAAATATAAATGGTTTTCTAATGCTGTAATTATACACGATAGTTTATTTATTCATAAAAGAATTCCTTTTGAACATTTAAATATACCAGTTTTACCGTTATGGCATCACGAATATGATAAAGATCATTTAAATAATTTATTAAGAATATGCTCAGTGTTAAGTAATAAATCAAAAATTATTAAAACAATAATGGGTTCTGAGCTAAATGTTCTTGGAATGCAAAAAGATAAACATTATTTATGCTTTGGTGGACAATGTTACATAAATCTTAACTTCTTGGAATCATTAGAAAATAAATATAATATAACAAAATTAGTAAATGTTGTTACAACACGAACTGACCGTTGCGGATTAGAACGAATTCTAGGTGTATTATTTTGTGAAGAATTTTATAAACTAAAAAATTTTAAATCTTTATTTGGAGATATATTAACCAAAAAATCAGCATATAATTATACATACAACGATTATACAAGGGATGTTAAAAGCGGTATAGTGCGCTATCCTTTTGTAAAAGTGTGGACTGGTCGTTAAAATGGCGGATTATCTGTAAATGCTAATGGAGAAATAGGTGCAACTGTTTCATTAATTACCGGATTTAATTGATTTGAAATAAAATCACCGGCAATTACACTTACATAAACTAACAAGGCATCTCTAATTAATATCTTTAATGGTTTTGGTTCCTTGTCAATATATCTCATTTCTAAGAATTTTGCTATAAAAAATATAACAGATATAATTCCGGCTACTAAAAATATATTATCCATTTT